GTATTCACTCTTGTAAGTGGTAGTGCCACGTTCAGTATAATTGCATCGAATCATACATGCAACAGTAGAGTCGCCATTTAGTTTGGTTTCTACCTCATCGAATGCCGAACCTAGATCAGTTGGCTCATAACCAAGGATGGTTTTGAGGTGACCCTTCAATCTACTGAGTTCGATACGTGCCCGTATTTGTGATCCTTCATGTGTAAGTAAAGAAGCATCGTGTGGGATGGTCATGGGAGCACCATTCCAAATCAATGGTTCTGTTCGGTCAGGGTCTTCACAGAGTTGATAGTGAAATTGAACAGATACTGCAGGGAATTCTTGTTTGTCATCTGTTTGACGGAAGGTTCCATTTTGTACATTCATTCCGAGAACATAACAAGCGTGTTCACCTTTGGGGGGCCATTCTCCTAATGAACCCATCCCTTGGTCTGCGGTTGCGGTTTCGAAATCCGATTGCAAGTTTGAGAAGATTGCCTTCGTCTCATTACTAATGCTCATAAGTTAATCCTTCTTGTTTTGAGCCGATATGTACTGTCCTTCGAATGAAGACCACGCATCTTCTTGTGGAAGTTCAATACGATCTGGTAAGTCTACACGACATTTGGTGATTCCCGCAAGGGTCTCATCATTAATTGTCATATAATATTTTTGTGTTCTAATAGTTTCTGTTTTCTTGGGTCCTGGTTTACCACCAATTCCGGGGAGTTGTATTTGTTTTGATTCTGATACCCAATCAGTTTCAAATGCTGCAACGAGTTCGAACATTGGGAACAATCTTTTATAGAACGAGTCGGTTATTGTAAGTTCGGGTCTGATTGTGTATCGGTCATCACCTAGTGGAATCTTTGCATTTACTAGGTGACATACATAGAAGAATCCGTAGCCGTGTCTGCGGAGATCTAACGAGAATCGGAGTAGTCCATCATAGACATCATCCCATGCTCTTCGACCATCAAGATCTTTCCAGTTCTCTCGACCTGCCTTCTTGGTTACATAATCTTTCATCAATTGAATTGAAGGACCAAGACTATCAAGTACGATTGTTTGTGGTCTTGCTTGTCCAGCTTCTGACATTTTGATAAGTTGTTCTTTCTTCTTGAGAATTTCTTCCCAAGTAAGAACCATCTTTGACCCACCAACATCCATTGGCTCACCATTTTTAGTAACTCCAGGCCACATACATGCTTGCGGATTCGGATTGGTTGTACTGGTTCCATCTGTGTTAATGATGAATGCATTAGGGTTTGATTGTAAGAAGAATGATTTACCTGCTCCGGGCATTCCTACTATTAATCCTAGTAGTTGTCCAGGCGGATGAACCATTCGTTGTCCTGAAAAACCTAAGCCAGAATACTTCTGTGCTCCTGTTTTTCCTACCGCTAAGTCCTGTGTTTGCATACTACCTCCTAATCTGTGTCGGTTTCATTATCGAAAATTATTTCATCTAAATCTGCGTTTGTTGGTGTATAGTTAGCCACCTCCATACTTCTGAGTCCTCCTTCTTTTAAGAATACATCTGTTGTAGTTGAGACTGGTCTTCTATCGGGCAAACTCCATACTGTTGTTTGCTGCGGTCTCAAGTTTAAGTCGTCACACCACTCCTTGAATTCTCTAAACGATACGGTGCAATCATGCTTATCTCTAAACAATTTCCAGAGTTCACTTACCGAAAGATCACCCTTCTCTGAATAGAGAAGTCCTTCCAGTTTAGGTAAAACTACTGTAGTAAGTATTTCATTCTTAAATTTTAATAGTGGGTTACTTGCCATAAATGACTCCTTGCGTGCGGAGTGCACCGCCTTCGCATTACGAGGCGGTGCACGGAGCGTCTACTATAAACTCTACACCTTCATCCCTATCTACTTGTATGAAGGATTCTGCTTTAATTATATCAGGCCATTCCTTTGGTGGTGTCAAGTAGAAGGGTGTGTAGGGCGACATTCTACCAAATTGTCTAAGGTGTGACGCAGATCTTGGGAAATTTTTAGGGAATGCTTTACATTGAACATAATTACGAATTAGGTTTACTCTTGCATAGTACTCATCAAGGAAATCCTCATCGGATAAAAGAGTTCCATAAGTCAAACTATAATTTATAGGAGGAGACATTACCCACTTCTCAGCGAGGTGTTCATATTCCTTTTGTCCCCGGTACCAATCATTACACCTTTCTATATAGTTATCGAAGCGAGGTTCACCAGAGTAGTTTCTACGTATCTCAACTTGTCCCTTACGAGGACCACGTTGTAATGTGTGTTCTACCTCTTCGAAGTCTCGATCTTTCATACCGAATTCTATAGTAGGTTTCTGGACTGCTATATGAATCATACCCCCCACTCTTACATCTTCTGGTAAACCATGGATCGGCTGCAATAGATTATTATCTAGAGCCAGCTTTAGTATCATCATGTAGTGTTGAGTTTGAAATTCTAATGGGCACGTTATAAGACGTTCTTCAGCAGATCCTGCAGTTGTCTTAGCGTCTACAATATAAAGAGAGTTTTGTTCTTCATGGTATAAAAGAGTATCCAACACAGCAGTAAGCATTACTTTACCTGTCTTGTGTATCTTAGGCATGTGTAGTCTTATACCTACTTCAGATCCTAAATGTCTAAAGTGACTTTGTTTTAAGAATTGATTTATAGTGGGTATCTTATTCTGGGGAAGTTCTAAGTTCATAGCAACTTCATACCATGCTGATGCACATGTAAAGTCCTTCTTTTCCCTTTCCAATACTTTGTCCTTAGATTCCCCTTTGATTCCTAATGTTTGGCATATTTCTTTAAGTTCGTCTAATCGGTCATCCAGCAAAGTATTCATACAAGTTTTTGAAATTTCGAGTGGTTCTCTATAAAGTTCAAGTTTCTTATGAAACCATGAACCACGAGAAAGTGCTTTCGACCAACGAAGAACAGGTACAATTCCAAGTCTCCGGGACAAATAGTATTGAAAGGGACAATGTAATACCCCCTCATAATCTGAAGATCGAATGGAGGGAGTCGTATCCACGTAACCGTGATACTCCATCCACCTTTGGGCATCTTGCCCGCGCCCTGTAGGTACAGCAACGCTTTCTATTTCTGGGGGCATAACTTTCCTCCTGTGTTAGAGTTTATCTATTCTTTTGGGGAAGTTCATACCAGTCAAGATAATGACCCGCAAGTATGAGCCATCCGACGGCTCCTACTAAGGTTCCTCCAAAGAATATATTTCCTAAGGTATCTGCTAACATAATGTTTCCTTATACGCTTGCGATAAGATTCCAAAGTTCACGACATGCACCTGCTACCCAGTTAACACCTTCCCATGCGAAGGGAAGAAGTGCTAAGGTAATAAGTAAACTACGATTGATACCAACCTTATTAAGGGTTGAATCGACGATATCACTTGCACAACAATTATCTTTACTCATTTGGTTATTTCCTTTTTGAGTTTAACTATACGGGCTTGGCCCAGTGCCTTGATAGCCCACAACGTACTAAATACTCCTGATGCTACGATGATCGGGAGTGCTATGAGATGAAAATACTCTTGTAACAAAGTATTAATAAAGATTAACCCTATCCCACCAAGAACAGGGTACCAACCTTTACGACCCGCTGAAACACAGAGTAAAACGATTCCCCCGAGAATTGAAATCCCCCCAATACTCGAGAGCATTGAGAGGGTAGGAATGGAGGATGATACTGCCTCTGTAACGGTTGCTATTCCACCCGTACTTGGCTTTGTAGAGAAGAGAGTATCTACGGCACATCCTCCAAGAGAAAAGGAGATTAGTAATGGGATTAGTTTCTTCATACGAATTTGAGTAAAAGAGTAAGGATACCAGAGAAGAACATGGCTGTCACCCCTGATATCATATACATCTTAGTCTTTAACTCAGTAATAGATCTATCGATATTGGATAATCGTTTGTCCAATAGATCAAGACGGTTATTGGCGCGATCCAACTCATTAACTACGAGTCGTTTGTATTCAGCCCAACCGTTCGTTCCTCCTTGGTTTGTTTCCCAAGGTTCGTTTACCAATGTTTATCTTCCACCAGTACTAGCACGTTTAATTTTACTTCGTGATTTTCTACCAATAGTCCGTTTAGCACCCGCTGTACTTTTGGTTCTTTGTGGTACTACTTTCGATTTTTTACCTTTTTTCTTTGGCATGATTTATTTCTTACCTTTCTTTATATAGTTCTTCGTCTCTTTTTGGGTTTTCGTTTTCTAGTTTTACCAGCGGTTCTTTTTTGAGCACCACCTGTACTCTTTTTCTTATCTTTTTTATATGCGTATGCCATTAACCTACAAACCTTCCTAATATAAGACCTTCTGATACAGAATCAAAATCTTTAACACCTACACAGATACTTTTACAACCTGCTAAATATACTGAGGTTCTATGACCCATAAACCATGGGCCGGCTCCTGCCCAATGAAAGTTTTCTGTTAGATCCATTTGAAGACTGATTACTCCTGCTTGGTCAGTATCAAGTGTTGGCGCAGCTTTAGCCATCCACACCGCTTCTAGATTTTGAAGAGGAATCCACATATCAGTAGGATCCCCATAACTGCCGGAGTTTACATCGTGTGGCCATTTACGATCTGCGCCTGTAAGACCATCTTTAACAGGTACTTTACCCCACACACCAATCCTTACAGTATGGTCAGCTGCAGTGTCTGAAGTTAGAAAGAGTTCAAGACTTAGACCTGCAGAAGGTACAATAATTTCTTGTGAGTTTGTACCTAAAGTTGTAACGGTATTACTATAAGCTGCTACAAGTTCTTGTGGTTGATTCCATACTGCAGTAGCACCTGTACCATCATCATCTATTACGTTATCATGGACTACGAATATGTTTGAACCCCATGATGCTGCGGGTGCTCCGATGGCAGGTGCATCAAATATAAATGTATTATTGAATTTTGTGGTGGGTGTAGCCATTTGTTATTGCTCCAGTTATGAGAAGGCGTGCTACCCAATTAGCACATGCTCTTCTATGACTATAGGTTGTTCCGGGTAGTAGTATCATTTCTATTGAATATTCTCTTAACAGTCTTAATAATCCATCGACAGCAGCAGCAGGGTGAGGCACATTCTTGCAAGGTTTTTCCATTAAGAGTGGGGTGCCTTCCAACATTAATACAGGATGGGTACAAGCATTCCTTAACTTTTGAAGGGATTTTATGAATCTTATACGATCCTTTTCATTAAGACAATTCTTGGCAATCTCACGTAGACTGCCTTTGCGTTCAATTATAGTGCTACTTTCATGTCCTTGCAATAGATAGTCTCCCGCATCTAATTTATCCTTTATGGTGTGTAACCGTACAGTAATTAGACGTTGTTTAGTAGGAGAAAAAGAATCATCTAAAACCTTCAAATTTGCTGGAAATTTGAGGGGTTTTTTCTCCCTAGTATCTTGGATTATTGTCCACTCTTTTTTCAATCTTGACCTCTACCATATTTTAAAACAATATCTTCTATGTTTTTTTGTGCTTGAGAGAAGATTCTCCCTATATCTCTATAAGAGAATCCTGAATTATGAAGCCGAAGTATTCTTTTTTCTTTTGGACCCCCACTTTTAATAGGTGCATTATAAGGTAAATTGTGCTTTTTGGCTATGTGATATAAAGATTTGGATTCCATCTCTAGTTCATTAGCTACTTCTTTTATACTATAACCTGCACTCAAAAGGCTCTTTACTTTTTCTTCATTCATGACCAGTCATACTCCAAGGGTATTTC